GTTGTTGATAAAAATAAATTGCCAGATTGTCCTGATCTTATTGATGATTATTTGAGAGATAAAAAACAACTTTGGGCTTTAACACACAACATTAAAATTTATGGGCATGATGTAGAATTATATGCTGAAGAAGAAGGAATAGAACGACCATCAAATCAGGGAGTTTATTCTGTAAAATATAACAAATGGTTAGCACAGCCAAAGTATGAAAACCCAGAAGTCGATACTAAACTTTTGAAGAAAAAAACTAAAGATATAATGGATAAAATTGATTTGTTTATTTCTGGCAAATCTAATGATATTATTGAAATGAAACGTTTGAAAGAAAAACTTAGACAAATGCGTCAGGCAGCAATCAGAAAAGGTGGAGAATTTTCTCTTGAAAATTTAGTTTTTAAAGAGTTGAGAAACAATGGATATCTAACTAAATTTTCAGACTATATAACATCTAAGCAAGTAAAAGAACTTTCACTATAGGAGAACATTATGGATGATTATGAAATGATTGACATGAATGAGCAATTGGAAGAAGAGCCAAAACAAATTGAAGATCGTGTAATCAAATGTATTTTGTTTGAAAATGGAACTTACATAATCTCTGAAATTGAAGAGATTACAGCAGATTATGGTATGCCTAATTGCAGACTAACCAATCCATATCAACTGGATGGTGAGTATTTGTCAAAGTTTCCAAAACATTGCAAACAATCAGATATTCTAATGTCTTCTGATAAGTTCTTGACAATTTACGATCCTTCTGATAACATACTAGATAAGTATGTGAGAATGACTACTGAATGAGATTTTATACTAATGTTCAATTGATCGGAAACGAATTTCTTGTTCGTGGTTATGAAAACGGGGATCATTTTCAAATCAGAGAAAAATATTGCCCAACTCTTTTTGTTCTATCTCAAAAACCAACAAAATATAAAACTCTTGATGGAAAATATGTCGAGGCAATTCAGCCTGGCTATGTAAAGGAATGTCGAGAGTTTTATAGAAAATATGAAGATGTTGAAAATTTTGACATCTATGGAAACAATCGTTTCATCTATCAGTATATTTCTGACAAGTATCCTGAAGATGAAATTAAATTTGATATCACTAAAATTAAAATTAGCACGATTGACATTGAGGTTGCATCCGAGAATGGATTCCCAAATGTAAGAGATTGTGCTGAAGAATTGTTGACCATTTCAATGCAAGATTATGCATCGAAAAAAATTATTACTTGGGGAGTTAAACCTTTTATTAATAAACAAGAGAATGTAACTTATATTCCTTGCGATGGTGAACAAGATCTTCTGAATAAATTTCTTTTTTATTGGGAAAATAATTATCCAGAAGTTATTACTGGATGGAATTGTTCTTTTTATGATATACCATATTTGTGTGGTCGTATTGATCGTATACTTGGCGAACGTGATGCCAGAAGAATTTCTCCATGGAGACTTTTAACTAGAGGTGAAGTCACTCTCAATGGGAGATCAAATATTGTTTATGATATTGGTGGTATTACGGTATTAGACTATTTGGATTTGTATAAGAAGTTTACTTATTCAAACCAAGAATCTTATCGATTGGATCATATTGCTTTTGTTGAACTGGGACAAAAGAAACTTGATCACTCTGAGTTTGAAACTTTTAAAGATTTTTATACTCAAGATTGGCAGAAATTTGTAGAGTACAACATCGTTGACGTAGAACTTGTTGACCGTTTGGAAGACAAGATGAAGTTAATTGAATTGGCAATTACCATGGCATATGATGCTAAGGTTAATTACACCGATGTTTTTTCTCAAGTAAAAATGTGGGATAGCATCATTTATAACTATTTGAAAAAACAAGATATTGTCATTCCCCCAAAGGTGGATGGTAAAAAAGATGCTCAGTATGCAGGTGCTTATGTTAAGGAACCAATTCCTGGGAAGTATGATTGGGTGGTCAGTTTTGATCTTAATAGCTTGTATCCCCATCTTATTATGCAATACAACATCTCGCCCGAAACACTTCTTTCCCACAGACATTCATCTGCGACTGTTGATAAAATCTTGAATAAAGAATTGGACTTGATGGATTTGTGTGGTCAAACTTTGTGTGCCAACGGTGCATTTTACGACACGACCAAGCGTGGATTTCTTCCAAATCTTATGGACAAAATTTATGAAGATCGTGTCATCTATAAGAAAAAGATGATCGAAGTCAAAAAAGAATATGAAAAAACTAAAGATAAAAATTTGTTAAAAGAGATTGCTCGTTGTAACAATATCCAGATGGCACGAAAGATTCAATTGAATTCTGCTTATGGTGCTATTGGAAATGAATATTTTCGTTATTATAAATTAGAGAACGCAGAAGCAATTACCTTATCTGGACAAGTTTCAATTCGATGGATTGAAAATAAATTGAATGATTATCTGAATAAAGTTTTGAAAACAGAAAATAAAGATTATGTTATTGCTGTTGATACTGATTCAGTTTATTTAAACCTTGGCGATTTTGTTTCTAATGTTTTTTCCGATAAGATCCCAGATGATCAAACAGTTGTCAATTTCTTAGATAAAGTTTGTAAGACAAAGTTTGAACCCTATATTGAAAAGTGTTATCAAGAACTGGCTGAGTATGTGAATGCTTATGATCAGAAAATGTTTATGAAGCGTGAAAATATTGCTAATCGTGGTATTTGGACTGCTAAAAAACGTTACATTTTAAATGTCTGGGACAGTGAAGGTGTTCGTTATGAAGAACCTAAATTAAAGATTATGGGATTGGAAGCAATTAAATCTTCTACTCCAGCAGCATGTAGAACGAAAATTAAAGAAGCACTTAAATTGATTATGACTTCAACTGAAGAGGAAGTAATTAAATTTATTGAAGGTTTTAGAAAAGAGTTTTCTTCATTTCCAATTGATCAAATTGCTTTTCCAAGAACTGTATCTGATGCTGAAAAATGGAAATCATCAAATAGCATCTATAAAAAATCAACACCAATTCATGTTAGAGGATCATTGCTTTTTAATTATTACATTAGAACCAATAAACTTACAAACAAATATGCACTAATTAATAACGGAGAAAAAATTAAATTTATTTTTCTGAAAAAAGCAAATCCAATTAGAGAAAACGTAATATCGTTTATTCAACAATTTCCCAAAGAAATTGTTTCTGAAAGTTATATTGACTATAGCTTGCAATTTGACAAATCATTCCTTGATCCGCTAAAATCTATTTTAGATTGTATTGGGTGGAAAACGGAAAAACGTGGTTCACTAGAAAACTTTTTTGCTTAAACTATTATGGACTTTTTAAAAGAAATCGTAAAAGAAATTGGTGATGACTACACTAAGTTAGCATCTGATATTGATGAGACTGAGACTTATGTTGACACGGGTTCGTACATTTTTAACGCACTGGTTTCAGGTAGTATATTTGGCGGTGTATCTGGTAATAAGATTACTGCTATTGCTGGAGAGTCTTCTACTGGAAAGACTTTTTTCTCTCTCGCCGTGGTTAAGAACTTTCTTGATACTAACCCCGATGGTTATTGTCTCTACTTTGATACTGAGGCTGCCATTACAAAATCACTCCTGGAATCACGCGGCGTTGACACATCACGCCTTGTCGTGGTTAATGTTGTCACCGTAGAAGAGTTTCGCAGTAAAGCACTCAAAGCGGTTGACATGTACTTAAAAAAACCTGAAGGAGAACGCAAACCTTGTATGTTTGTATTAGACTCTTTGGGTATGCTTTCAACTGAAAAAGAAATTACTGATGCACTGAATGACAAGCAAGTTCGTGATATGACTAAATCACAGCTTATAAAAGGTGCATTTCGTATGTTGACTTTGAAGTTGGGGCAGGCAAACATTCCAATGATTGTTACCAACCACACTTACGATGTCATCGGTGCTTACGTTCCTACTAAAGAAATGGGTGGCGGCAGTGGTCTTAAGTATGCCTCTTCTACTATCATATATCTTTCAAAGAAGAAAGAAAAAGATGGAACAGAAGTTGTTGGAAACATTATCAAGGCAAAGACTGCTAAGTCGCGTTTGAGTAAGGAGAATCAGGAAGTTGAAATCCGTCTATTTTATGATGAGCGTGGTCTTGATCGCCATTATGGTCTTCTGGAACTCGGGGAACTCGGCGGACTCTGGAAGAATGTTGCGGGGCGTTATGAAATGGATGGTAAAAAAATCTATGCAAAACAAATCCTTGCAGAACCTGAAAAATATTTTACGCCAGAAGTGATGCAAGCACTTGATGAAATTGCTAGCAAGGAGTTTTCTTATGGTGAATCTTAATGATTTAATCCAAATACATGAAAATGCTTTGCCATTAGATTTATGCAATACCTTAATTCAGTTATTTGAAAACAATCCTGATTATCATGAAAGAATTGATAATTATAAAAAACCAAATTTTACACAATTTAATTTAACTGAAGCGACTAATTATAGTGAGGATGTTGCAGAATTGCACAGACGAGTTATGTTTAACTTGCATGAATATCTGTTGCATTATTATGCTTTAATTGATCGTCGTTGTTTTCCTAAAGAACACCAACATGGTTTTGAACAACTACGAATTAAGAAATATAATAATGATGGCAATGACATGTTTGATACCCATGTAGATGTTCAAGATTATATGACATCCAGACGATTTATTTCATTTTTTTGGTACTTAAATGATGTAGCTGAGGGTGGAGAAACTGAGTTTGTTGATTTGACAATTAAGCCTGAAGCTGGTAAACTGGTGATCTTCCCCCCTCTCTGGATGTTTCCACACAAAGGAAATCCACCAATCAGTAACGAGAAGTATCTTTTAAGCACCTATCTCCATTACCTTTAATATGGATCGAATTGAATTTACAATTTTAAGAAATCTACTTTACAATGAAAAATATGCTAGAAAGGTAGTACCGTTTATCAAACACGAATATTTTGGTGAATATGTAGAGAAAATTATATTTGAAGAAATTTATAATTTTATTTCAAATTATAATAAACTAGCAACAAAAGAAGTCTTGAATATTGAGATTTCTAATCGAAAGGATCTATCAGAAGATCAATTGAAAGAATCTATTGTAATGATTAATTCATTCGATGATTCTGAAGCTGACTTTGATTGGTTAGTATCAGCAACAGAAAAATGGTGCAAAGATAGAGCAATTTATCTTGCTCTTATGGAATCAGTCCATATTGTTGATGATGATAGCGGAAAGAAAAATAAAGATTCTATCCCGCACATTCTTAGTGAAGCATTGGGAGTGTCCTTTGACCATAACGTTGGACACGATTACATTAAAAACTTTGAACAAAGATATGACTTTTATCACAAATCAGAAGACAAGATCTCCTTTGATCTTGAATATTTTAACAAAATTACCAAAGACGGTTTACCTAATAAAACTCTTAATGTCGTATTGGCTGGTACAGGTGTCGGCAAAAGTTTATTCATGTGCCATATGGCTAGCTCCG